ATTACCAAATCACCCTCTCTCACCAGCTGATACAGGAACTGATGAAAAACAATGTGATCCTTATCAGCTGTGATGAGCGACACTTACCCTTGGCTGGAATGCTTCCCTTTAGTGGCAATACCCTCTTTTCTGAACGTGTAAAAACACAAATAGAAGTAAGTGAACCGCTAAAGAAACAATTATGGAAGCAAACCGTAGAGTGTAAGATACAAAACCAACTCAAGGTATTAGAACAATTAGGTAAGTATGCTGCCCCTATGTATGAATACCTCAAAGAAGTGAAATCGGGAGATACCACCAATATGGAAGGAATTGCTGCACAACACTATTGGAAATACCTTATTGACAATAATTTCCTACGGGATCGATTTGGAGATTACCCCAATCCCTTTTTCAACTTTGGGTATGGGGTACTCCTTAGTATCATAGCTCGAGCCTTGGTCGATACAGGCTTGTTATTGGTCTTGGGCATCTTCCATCGCAATAAGTACAATCCTTATTGCTTAGCCAGCGATATTATGGAACCTTATCGCCCCATAGTAGATCTGCTTGTGATGAAGTGGTTACAGCTACATCCTGAGAAACAAAGTCTAGACAAAGAGAGCAAAACCTTTTTGCTACAGATAGCTACTCAAGATGTAAATATAGAGAAATTGGTACGCCCACTTATCGTAGGGGTAAAAATGACCGCTTCTTCATTACTAAAATGTTATACAGGTGAAAAACGACAAATCTCCTATCCTGAATTATGAAAAGCGAACGTTTTAATTCTTATCGTCTTATGTGGGTATTAGTTCTTTATGATTTACCGACGGAAACAAAGAAGATGCGCAAGGATGCGCAGGATTTCCGAGAAGCTCTTGTAAAAGATGGCTTTGATTTGTTCCAATTTTCAATGTACATCCGCCATTGTCCCAGTAGGGAAAATGCCGAAGTACATATCAACCGTGTCAAACGATGGCTTCCCGAATATGGAAAAGTAGCTATATTGACTATTACCGACAAGCAATTTGAAGGAATAGAGATCTTCTATTGTCGAGCAAAAGAAGAGCCTCCTAAAGATTGTATCCAGCTCACTCTTTTTTAAACTATATTAGGAAAAGAAAAACCTTCTCTCTTATTTTCCAATGAAATAGGTACGGAAGGTTTTCTTTTTTCTATATCTTGTGATAACAAACAGAAAATCATCTTTTTAAAAAATTGAGGTTGTTGGAAATCACAAAGGTACAAATTTTGAAAGTAATTCACAACCAATAGAAGCCTTTGAGGTCAGCCAATAATGTTGTTGGAAATCACAAAGGTACAAATTTTGAAAGTAATTCACAACCTCTGTACATATTTTACTATCTGAAAAGTGTTGTTGGAAATCACAAAGGTACAAATTTTGAAAGTAATTCACAACGTTTTCTCTTGCTCTATCATCTTTATATGTGTTGTTGGAAATCACAAAGGTACAAATTTTGAAAGTAATTCACAACACGTACCCCTGTAGCTATTCGCATCGTAGGGTTGTTGGAAATCACAAAGATACAAATTTTGAAAGTAATTCACAACGCTTAAATCAATCATAATGTTCGTTTTTGTGTTGTTGGAAATCACAAAGATACAAATTTTGAAAGTAATTCACAACTGCTAAACCTTCACTGATACTCACGGGCTTGTTGTTAGAAATCACAAAGATACAAATTTTGAAAGTAATTCACAACAATGATAATCTCATACTTTTTAATCTGTTTGTTGTTGGAAATCACAAAGATACAAATTTTGAAAGTAATTCACAACTATTTTCCTTTGACAAGTAGTTGTCATACTGTTGTTGGAAATCACAAAGATACAAATTTTGAAAGTAATTCACAACACAATTAGGCATAATAGAGCAAGAGGAGCTGTTGTTGGAAATCACAAAGATACAAATTTTGAAAGTAATTCACAACGAACAAGAAAACGGCACTACCATAGTGCAAGTTGTTGGAAGTCACAAAGATACAAATTTTGAAAGTAATTCACAACTCTGAATCTTCTTCATTCTAGAGAACTCCTGTTGTTGGAAGTCACAAATAAACATACCTACATAACTAATTCACAATCAACATATACAAAAATTAGTGTTAAGTACAGTGGTAAGTTTATCATTAAATTTTTTTTGACAATCTAGCAACTATAGCTCGCACCTTACTAACATTGATGCGAAAGTCCTCAGAGAGAATAACATACCTATCCATCTTCGGCGTATTCATACTCTCGTATCGCTCATAAAGTTCTATATCGCGGAATATTGTACAAGGAATACTACAACCATTCTTATAAGCCACACGCATCCCCTGTTCTATTTCCTTTAACTGATCATATACTTTCATTCCCATTTTTTTAATTCACATTTCTTCTCATCTTGTCTTAGAAGTGTCGATAATGGACACCCACACACATCACACTTCATACCCTCTACCTCTTGCAAGGTATAATCAGGCATAAATTGCTGATACGTACCCTTAACAGCGTGTGGGCATTGCGCACATATTTTTGCCCTCTCCTTTGCCTTTACTTCCATTTCAGGGTCGGAAAATAAATAGTTGTCCCAACCCTTAAGTATTGCTGTTATATCTATCATATATATTGCGTCCTTTTGAAATCCATATTATGACTCTTTACAAGATCACGTTGCTGAATACCTTCACTCATCCCGTAACTTGCTCCTTGATACGTTCCTTCAACAGACCCATCTCTTGCTCCTTGATACGTTCCTTCCTGAGCTCCCTCATACGCCCCTTGTTGCGTCCCCTGCAACGCTCCCTCTCGTATCGCTTCCTTAATTGCATCCAAATCTATCTGAGGAACTACCTGAGCCTTTCTAACCAAGTCTCCCTGTGCTAGGTAGAATGGATTCCCTATTCCTTTCTTCCCTGTATTATTAATAAGTTCCAAGATAGGGAAGAATCTTGCTGTAGCTTTCCTATTCACCACATATTCTCCTCCCTCCATCTCATACCCGCCAACACCCGCAACAGAGAAAGGAACCCCTCCCTCACTATGACGACGACCCTGAACCAATCCTCCTGACTCAAAGGTTGTATCTGTACTCATTATCTTATGTACATTTTTAAGCCCTGACGCTACCGCCACGCCCGCAGCTACCGCTCCTAATGCTGGTCCTACTATAGGAATACCTGCCAAGGCGGAATATGCCTTTTGAGCGGCTACATACGTGTTGATTGTCGTCTCCGCTACAGCTGACGCCTTACCAATTGCCGTCTGCTCTCCAAATAACCCCTTTAACTGCCCAAAATATCCCAAAGCTAACGCCCTCTTACTCTCCTCTGTTCTCTTCTTCAGTTCTACCTCCTCTTGATAATGCTTCCTATTCATCACTGAGAGTTGCTCATTATATCCTTGTAGGTCTATCTTATTGCTCTCCAGTTGTTCCCTGAGAGCCTCTCGCTCTTGCTCCTGCTTCTGTGCGAGTTGTTCTCGTTCTATTGCCCAAGTCGTAGCCCCCTGCTCCTGCATCTCAAGAAGACGCTCCTGAAAAGTTATCGATTGTTGTATTTTTTCTTCTTCTCTTCTCGCTTCCCTAGCTCTCTTTTCTAATTCCAATCCCTGTTCTTCAAATTCTCTCTTCAATTGCGAAAGTGCTAATTGGTGCGCCTGTTCCTTTGCGTAATCCCATTGAGAAGACTCCTCCTTTAACCTCTTCTCCTGTTCCATAGCCTCCAGCCTCTTTGCGTACAAAGACTCCTGGCGCACCCTCTCTTCTGCTATCAGCGCCTCTGTTACTCTTACCTCTCCTGTTATCCTTGACTGATTCATCTCCTCATACATTGCCAATTCCTGTTGAACAGCGCTTATTGACAAATCCATTCTCACATTGATAAAATCAGCCTCTACCTTCCTCTTCTGCTCCTCATAATCCCGTTGTGATAACAATCCCCTCTTCTTCTCCTCCTCCAGTAATGCCAACCTATCATTCTTCCCTTTCTCCTCTATCTCTAACCGCTCCTCTAATGATTTTGCTACCACCGAATGCGTATCCACATAATCCTCTATCGCTCTCTTCTCCGCGTCTAACCGCTCCTTGAGTTGATCCATATATCTCTTGTGAGCCTCCTCCGAACGCTTCCTCTGCTCGTCATCACGGGACTTCCTAATCGTATTCACCTTATTATTCTGCGTTGTCTCTGCCTCTAGCATCGATGCCGTCTGTTCTGCCAACTCCGCCTTCTTGCGTGCTAACTCCGCCCTGTCTGCATCACTCGTATCGTTGCTGGCAAATTTCAACTCCAACAACTGCTGTTCAAGATTATTCCTATCCTTGGCTAACTTGTTAATGTTCCTCTGTATCTCAATACTCTTCAACGCCGCTTCCTCTCGCTCCTGATAACTCTTTGTCGTATCCTCCGCTATCTTATTCTGCTCCTTGAACTGTTGCTTGAGGATACTCGTTTGCTCGATAAAGTCAGCTTCAGTGCTAGCTAATTTTTCACTTATATCCGAAATCTTCTCCGCTCTAGCCAATGCGTCCTCCATCGCAACTCCTGCCCCTCTGAATACCTGTGCCATCTCCTTAGCATTCGCCTTATTCTTCTCTATCATCATTCTCGTTGCATCAGAGGCATCTACTATATCCTTTCCTAATTTCCTTATTGGATTACTAGCATTCTCCCACGCTCCCTTAAAATCTCCCTCTAACAAGCTCCCTAATGACTTCACCGCACCTATGACCTGATTCAGTGGAAGAATAATAACATCTACAATTACCTTTCCTATCTTCTTCACCGGCTCTACTGCATTCGCAAAGGTACCGAAGAACACCTTTCCCACCTGTTGTAACACTCCTACCATTGTATCGAATCCCACCTTCAACTTCGTCGTTACCCTCGATACCTTATCCATTCCCTCCTGTGTGCTACTTAAGTACGAGATAAGACTCCCTATTAGAACCAATATAGCACCTATACCCGTACTGATAAGAGCTCCCCTGAATACCTTCATCGCTACAGAAGTCCTCCCCGTTGCAATCGTTGTCACATTCAGTGCGTTCCCTGTCTCTAATGCCCCCTCTGCTACCTCTTCCAAGCTATCCTTACTGCTATTCGTTCCATTGATAAAATTTAGTATTGGAGTTGAAAGTAAGGAAAATTTTTCTTTCAAACTATCCAACTGATCTATGATTCCATTAATTGAAACCCCGAATATCTGATGATCACCCAACACATTCCGTATCGCCTGCTCATAATTACCTACCTCTACCTGTGTATTCCCTATGCTCTTCTGCAGTTCCTTATACGCCTTATCCTGTTGTTGTATGATAGCCAATAACGCCTTCCCCTCAGCACTCTCTCGTTGTGATGCTGTAAGTTCCGAATATATCTTCTTATTCTGTGACAACGCAGAACTAAGCTCCCTTATAGAGCCTGTAAGAACCTTATTGCTCTGCATAGCCTTATCGTGTGTAGCCACATTCGCCTGTAACAAGTTATCATACGCCCTCAAATCCCTCTGGTATTCCTTTTGAATAACCGTCAATTCCGTTACTTCCTTAGTATATTCATCAATTGAAATCGCACCATTCTTATACGCCTCCTTGAGAGCCTTAAGTTCGTTAGAAATCTCCAGCAACGCCTTCCTCGTCTCTGCTGACTTATTAATAACACTCTCTACATCTATATCTATCTTCGCTATTGTTGTACTCATCTCTATCTTATCTTAATTAGTTCTACCTCTGCCATTCCTCCCGTCTTATATGTAATCTTATTGGGGACAAAATACCCTCCTAGCTGACTTACATATATCCTCTTGTAAAAGTCAAATTCATATAAATCCAATGCACTTAGTGCCATCTCACATCTGTATAACCGCATTCGCTCTATCATCTCAAAGAAACCCTCATAATAGGTCGTAATCAAATTGCCCCAACTCAGCCCAACAGCATTCGTTCGAACAACTTCCGTTTCAAATGAATCCGCTACACCCCCCTCTGAGGTCAATTCCACCCTCTCTCGCCTATTCGTAATGACAGCATTGAATATGTGAAATCGATTGTCCTTACTCTTATACGTCATCTCTATCCTCTTCACTCCATTATCTATCACCTCCTTACTCTCCCCCTCCCAATACCAGAAGTTATCCATTCTACTATCTATCCTCTTGCTAATATCTACCACCCCACAGAACTTACTCTCATACGTATGTTCTAATGATAAGTACGCATCATCTATCCTTACGACCGTATCACAATCCTTCTGATTCCTATTCTGTTCCTCATACTTCTTATATCTGAACCAATTCTTCTGTCCATAACTCCCCGATGATGCGTGATAATCCTCACTCAATATCCTCACGAACTTATCCGACCAATCCAACACAGGAGACTCTCGCAATCGCTCTCTAACGGTATAGAAGTGCGTTACATTCTCCTCTCTACCTCTCATTGGGGTTAGACCGAACATTATCATTATCTCCTTCAAGAAATCCAATGCAGACAAGTCCGATACCATCTCCGAAAGTATAATGGATGAATCATTAAAGAATCTTACCTTTATATTTTCTGCCAAAAAATTACGCTCCGTATCATCTATGTGATACACACATCTTACATACATCCTATCCTCCTGCGATAGTCCTCTCTCTACGTGTGCTATCTCTCGCCTGCCGTTCTGCTCAGCCATATGAATAGAATTGAATACCAATGTATCATTCTTGTATATCTCTATATTACCACGCCAATTCGTTAGGGTAAGTCTTATCTCGAAGTCCGTCCATCTGCCGAATGTATTCGGCTCCAAAGGAACTCGCTCTGGAACCGTTGAGAATCTCTGTTCATAATCACGACGTCCCAACTTCAAGTAACCCCAATCTATCCGATCCGGACTCGACTCCCTCTTCATCTTACTTGATTCATAATAGTCGAACCTACCCCAATCACCATTCCCACAATCAATTGTATCACCCTCATAACTCTCTGGAGCGCTCCTGCCCTCCTTGCTATCACTCTTATGATACACCTGAGATACCAACAGGTATAAGGTCTTGAATTGTTCCGTTTCCAAAAAATTCCCCACGAATCTATTCCCTGTGAGATGCTCCATCTTTTCGAACAACCAACGAACGGAAATAGCCACCGGTGCATAATGATAATTATACACACCTGTCAGCGCTCCTCCATAGTACGCCTGCGCATAGAGTACATCTGCTCGCTCTCCAGCGTTATATCTATGAGAACTCTCTCTTATGAATTCTTTTGTCTTCACGTGTTCCACCTCTCCCTTGTATCTCTCCAATATATCTGAGACCTTATATAGGTTTAGAGTCTGATAAATACCCTTGATACCCTCGTGAAACGCAAATTTATATTTCCCCCCTTGCTTCCCCACCAAGTACCCCTTTCCTCCACTGATTACCTCTATTCCATTTATATGAAAATCCACTCGATAACTCCTATGCGCACCGTCTCCCTCTATTCCAATAACATCTGAGAGACCAAATATTTCTCTGTTATTATCCGTAACAGGAAGATACATTACATCTGAATGAGAAAATTGTCTTGTGTCAAATGAAAAGAAATCAGCACATTGCATATTCCAAGTGAAGTCATTACTTAATAAATCTGCCTCCTTACCATCTATATATAATCTATTCATACTCCTATTGTTATCTATTCATTATTTTTAAAATTCTAGCCTCTACATTTTTCTTCATTGTCTTATACAACAATGTGTAATACACTGTATTATAAGGGAGAGACTCTATCTGTTCGTACTTCAATATATCCCCTCCAGCAAGGAAGTCTATCACTCCTAATTCTGAGAATCGCTCCAGAGAACTCGCCCCCGCCTGCTCCATTATACCCTGATTCACGAAGTCCTCCCCTCGTAGTTCCTCTCGCTCCTGCGCCAATACCCTATTCACCTCTATTGTTAAGAACTTCACACAAGCATAAAATCGATATACATTCACTCTCGCAGGGTATTGTATCTTATACACCAACTTGAACGCCTCTATCAATTGGGACAGCTCTCCACTACTAACAAGTGCAATTACCTCACGTACTTCTCCCCAAGTGAGCTCTGTTAGATGTTCCACCCCGTGCCTACGCCTCCATCTCCATACACCCGTATAAAAAAAAGGCTGTGGATTTAACACATCTAACAAAATACTAACCCTCCTACGCCTACGCTCACTCAATAATAAGTACCTACCTAACGTCATTTGAAATCTATTATTATACACCCTGCAAAAAAATTCAACAGGATAATCAAAGCTAATATTGTGAATCCTATGAACTGATTTACAAAAACTTCCCTGTTGTAGAAAAACCATTGTCTATCCCTAAATCGTTCTAAGTTCCTCCTAGAACGTGCCGATTCCGCCTTTATAAGGAAGTAAATTCCTAAGGAGAATAAAAAAATAAAAGTAGTCATCATCAAAATATTGGTTTAAAATTCTTTTTTGGTTTCAATTCAAAATATTCCCGCATCAATAATGCGTCCCTGTAATCTGGACTCCTCCCTATTGCCTGCTTCACAGCATCCTTATTGATTACTGATAGTCTCTGTCCGTCCTTATTATCACTCTTTATCTGCTCCAGTTCCTCAATAATACACTCCTTCGTCTTCTCTGATATTTCAGCGCTAATATATATGCCGTTATTATTGATACGCTCGGCTAACTTGTACAAACATTGCGTCTGCAGGTTCTTGTAATTAGTCTCCTTCCCATTCTCTTCAATAGGAGAACTATTATTCTTAAACCCAACAATACCCGTGTTATCTACTACCCCTCCTCCTACACCATCCTCGTCAGCGATACAATTCCCCTTGGGTATGTTATACCTCATTCTAAGGGTATGTATAAGACCTTGTACCTCCGTCATTGCTGAAGTAGCTAATGTGTGTATCTCTATTAACTCCCATCCCCTCCACACACATATAACACACAAGTCAGAGCCGAAGCGTGCTATATCCGCCGTTAGGTACATTTCCTTATCTGCAGGGACTTGGTCATTCTCAAATATAGTCAGTATCTTATCATAATCACATAACGCATTCGGATCATCATCATATTCCCATAGCCCATTCAGTAGCCGTTGCTTCTCTGCACCTCTCAATGTATTCTCCAAGTTCTGAATGTATTCCTTGGGTAGCATTTTATTATCGTAAGGCAATGCTTGGATAAATACCCTCCTCTTATCGAGTGTGCCATCCTTGTAGGGGGTGTAAAATTCCTTGTATAGGAAATTCTTAGAAGGGTTGGCGGTTATCAGCAATTTGCCTTTCAAATTGTATTCTCTATTCTTCCACCTCCCTATTGATATTTTCAAGTTAGAATAACTATCATAATCGAACTCCCCACCCTCTTCTATCCAACCGCGAGTAAATTGCATTGAACCCAATCGCTGGTATTGCGGGTCGCTTGGCAAGTACTTACAATCTAATAGCAATACTCGTGAGCCATTATACAATTCAAAGTAATTATCCTGCCCGTTGTACTTCCACGCTTCTTGTGGTATTCCCCATCCATTCAGTACCTCGTGAATACTTGGTATAGTGAACCGCCTCAAATCGTTCAGTTGCTTACGGGCAATGAAATACTGCGTGCCTGCATACATCAGAGCATCGGCGAGTATAAGTGAACAACCTATGAATGATTTGCCACCGCCTTTTGCGCCACCATATAGTACCTCATCAATATCATCATTCGCCCACGCTTTGCCGCATTCCTTTTGCTTGTCATTTCCATTGCTGTTAAACTCAAGTATTACATTCTTCATTATTACTTAATAATTATCCCAGTTACTTGGAAAGGTTGTAAATCTTTTCCGTCCTTACCAGTTACCTCTTGCTTAACTGGCGCATCCCATCCCTCCATTTTAGATAGTTGTGCAATTGCTGAAATACGCTCTCTATATGAAGGAATAAATTTTTCCCCATCAATTCTCATTCCTTTGCCCCTTGCTATATCAGCGAGTATCTTCAGAGCGTCCATTTTTGCAAATAAGTCTTTTTTACGCTCTTCTACCTCCGCACTTATCACTTGCTTTGCTACCTCCTCGTTAATCGTTTTTTGCCAATCTTTCAATTCTTTTTGGGCTTGTTTCCAGTCCTTACTGAATGTTTTTTCCGTTTTACTGAACTTCGCTGAATATTTACTGAACATTTCCCCAAACGACAAAAGAGGAGACTTTTTGAGTTCCTCTAATATCCATTGTTGTCTATGCTTTGGGGTGTTATTCATATTTCTGAATAAGGTTTTTTGATTGTTTCACAAAGTTTTTTCATTTCCTTACATAAAGGATATAGATATTTTATTTTACCTTTTGTAACATATTCAGTTGCATTCTTATCTAAATTTTTCAGTATAAAATCTTTTCTTGATATTCCTTTCAATCCTCCTTTTTGCTTTATAATATCTGAAATCCTACGACCGTGAATACGCTTGCCATTTATGATCCAACTGCTATCAGTTTTATTTTCATAAACCTTTCCTACAAAGTACCAGTTAGTAGCCTGATATATTATTCCTTTGTGTGATTGGTCAATATCAGCATAAGAGACTATCATTTTGCACAAAGGGACATCTTTTTTTACTTTTTTAATTGCTTTTGCTAATACTTGTGATGTAGTTTCTTGTTTCCCATTAAGTGCCATTCTTACAAGTTCTATGATTTGTCCTTGTTTTAGATTATATTCTGAACCAATATTATTATTGCTACCCGTCCCAAATACTACACAACCGCACCATTCATTATTATCATTAAATACTGAATAAGCAAATGTATTCACTGGTACTGATTTTGCATAGTGAAAATTTAAGCAACTATATTTTATCGCTTTATTGCTTGCTAATTCTAATCTCATAATTCACCACAACTTACGGAAAAGTAAGCCCCTTTATATTTTCTATCAATTAACTCTGTAATATCGACTTCTGCCTTTTGTAATTGTTCTGCATTTTCAAAAGTTATTTTCATAATTGCAGGTTTGTTTCTTGAATCGTCTATTAGTTCATCTTCATTAAAACTATCTTCTGAATAATTTATATCCTTTTCTTCAATCTCAATACCTAATTCTTCTAACTCAATTCCATACTCATCTGCTACCGCTTCAACCTCTTCAAGGTCTATGTTATAGTTCTGGTGTGCTGTGGTGTTTGCTAATATTTGTGCCTTGTAGTAAGTATCTGTATCGTCTTCTATATCGTTACGCACAATTACGGGGTACTCATTCTCCGCAAGAGTTATCTCTTTTGGAACTAATCCCTTTTCATCAAACTTTTCTTTACGGGCGTGTCCTGAAATTATAGTCCCCTGCTTGGTTACCGATATACTTTCAATTACCCCTACCTCATCAATAGAGTTTCCGAGTAGTTGCATACCATTTTTCGTGTGCTTGTTTGTGTTTCTCTTACTTGGTTTTATACGTATCATTGTTTGATATATAATTTAACAGTGTTTTTTGTATATAATTTTTGTAAAAAATTGTATTTTGCTATTTTTGTATTTGATTTTCAATAACTTGTTGAAACTCCTTAAATGTGTAGCATACAACGTATGTATGTCCTAATGTGGTTACTTTCTCCTGAAAGTCCTTTTGATTGTCAGTTTGACGATTGCCTTTTACTTTCATTTCGATATAAAGACTTTTACCTTGTGGGAGTAACACAACTAAATCAGCCACCCCTGCTAATACTCCCTCTGCTTTGAGGCGTTGTGCTTCACGAACGTTTCGACTGCCACCATTAGGGACAGCGTAAATAACGAGGTGCGGATATTGGTATCTGAACCACTTAACACAAGCCGTTTGAAGGACACTCTCTTTCTGCATGATGATTTGTTAATTATTCATAGTGCAAAGATACAAAATATATTTCAATTACAAGCAACTTTTTTAATGTAACTAATTGAAAATAAGCGTGTTTGCAAGCGTAAAATACACCTGTAAAACACGCTTATATTTTATATTGTCATTTGTTAATTACTCATTAATAGGTTTGCCACAGTATCCTTACCTACTTTTTTTCCTGATAGTACAATGAGTTTTTTATTCATAGTTGTTCATTTTTATAGGTTCGTATGAGTGTTTTTACAAGTTCTTCCCGAGCTTCTTCATAAGTCACTCGACTAATTATGCAAATTATATCCCCATTGTTATCACATATTTCTGTTTCAAAATACTTAACCTCTTCGAGTAAATCATTAACAATACTAATACTATGAAACATACCCTTTCCCCTGAACCACTGAAATACTTGTTCCCAAGTGGGGAGTGATACACAATAATGAAAAAGTTCATCATTCCAATTTGTAACAGCGAATTCTTCATCATGCCATGGTGATATTTTAAGTAATTTTTCATCATAATAGAAAGAACAAGGCGTATCAAACCCAATATCTTTGAGTTCTTTGGCTATATCCAAAGGGACAAGCCAAGTGGGGTAATTTTCTGTATTCATTCTAATATTATTTTAGTTCTAATATTATCTTAGATATTTTATTTTGTGTGATTTTATTAAAATATTCATCGGCAATCTCTTTTTCCTTAAATCCTAAAAAAAATTCTAAGAAATCGTCACCTGAATAGTATGATATTTTAATAACAAACATTTCTTTTTTCTCATTGTAAAATTCTTCAATGATAGGTTCTACACCTTCTAAGTTGTAGGTTTCAGTTTTGTTATTTTCAGTATTCATCTTTTTACTGGTGTTATTCTTAAATAAATCATCAATATTCAAATTATCTATATCACCTAAGTTAATTTGCTCTTTAATTATGGCACCTGTATTATTTATAATTTGCATCATTTTCTTTTTTAATTAATCTTTAATAAATATTCCGTTAATCATTTTCCCTGTTCTGTTTTTTATCTCGTTGTAAGCGATGTTTAGGCACTCAATAGGGTTTAAATTACTATATTCACACAATAAATATACAACAAAAAGAACTTTTTTTAAATTCTTCTTATATAAGTATTCAGAATCAATATCTTCTAAAAAATTAAATATTAGAACATTTAATCTTTTTATCATTCCAAAAGGGGTTTGTTCTCTTTGCGGTATAATATGTTTCATATTATTAATTGAACTTAAGTAATACATTTCAAAAGGGAGTACAAAATCTTTCTGACTCTTTTCATAGAAAAAATGCACATTTATAAGAGTGATGAGTAAATCACCAATTGCATCTGTTAGAGCTTCTTTATCATCTGTAAAATAAGCCTCTACAAGCTCATTAAACTCTTCTCTTGATTTAAAAAGTTGTTTTAATACATTTCCTTTCTCAAAAATTCCCCTTTCTTTTGCCCACTCTTGGATAAGTGGGACGAGTTCTTGGATTGTTTTCATTTTTATTCTATTTTTTTACAATTATTAATTCCGTCTAAATGTACATATACCAACTCTGAAATATCATCTGCATAAGATTTGAAAGCATCAAGGAGTTGATGGTCCGCTTTATTCACTCTGTAAAATTCATCTACTACATCTCTTGTGTGCTTTTTTACGTTCTTGAAATTGCTCTTGAACTTGTATTTTAGATTGCTTTCATCCACCATACACATTAGCTCGTGAGTAGCATCACAAAAGGCTAAGGCTAATATGAGATAGTGCGACATTTCCTCCCGCTTAAAGATTGGTTTTACTTGATTTTCACGAAAATCAGCTATAGCTATATTCTGTAAATGCTTTGCTTCCTTCTCGGTGATTTGTAAGCCCCTCGCTCTGAGTTCCGTTAAAAATTTTGTACTTTTTTTCATTTTAAAATGGACTGTTATTTTTAGGGTCAATTTTTGGAATATTATTTTCTTGATGAATATTCGTACTTGTATTTCTATATCGTTCAAAAAATTGCATAAACTGTAGCTGACAGCCAGCAATCACACTTCCATCCCCTCCATTACGATACTTAGCAATGATAATTTCTACCTCGTTAGCAGTAGGAGTGCCATCGTCCCATTGGGGAATCTTATAATATTCCGGACGATAAAGGAAAAGTACATTGTCAGCATCCTGCTCTATAGCTCCTGATTCCCGAAGGTCTGAAAGCATAGGTCTTTTATCTCCTCGTGTCTCTACACTCCTTGACAACTGAGAAAGAGCAATGATAGGGATATTCAATTCCTTAGCTAACCCCTTAAGATTACGAGATATTTCGCTAATTTCTTGGTCTCTTGTCCTTCCTTTCAACGGGTTACTTATCAACTGCAAATAATCGATGTAGATAATCTTCACTTTCTTCTCTCTTACCCACTTTTTCGCTTTGATTTTCAAGGAAAGTAAAGAGAGGTAAGGTTCATCATCAATATACAAGGGCAACTTACTGAAAGGTTCTCTGTATTTCCCTGCCTCCTCCAATTCTGAGGGGGTCATCTTCCCATTAGAAAGATGGTCGCTATTTATCTGAGCGAAGTTAGCAAAGAGTCTAGCAGTGAGTTGTTCTGCACTCATTTCCAAAGAAAAAAAACCTACAGGATAACCCATCCGAGCCTGATGTAAAGCCTCATTAAGTACATAGGCTGTCTTCCCCATTGCAGGACGACCAGCTATTACTGTTAGTGCGCTTGGCTGATAACCATTGAATTTCAGGTGTAAATCTCGTATTGCACAAGGTACTCCTGCACGTTCAGAACGAACCTTGAGAACCTCTGTGAGATAATCGCCTATCTCCTTAGGCTGCTTAATTGATAGCCAATCCGAAATCCTATCAAGCTCTCTGTATGAGTCCTCTAAGAGTTCGAAGATGTCTGTGTCTTCCTCATACGCCTGCTCTCGCAACTCTCCAGCTATCTCAATACTCTTTCTCTTTACGTACAATTGAATGAGTATCAATGCGTGTTGCTGTATATTCGCCGACGAACTCACTCTTTCCGTGAGAGAGACTAAGTAAGCTCCTCCTCCTGATTGTTGCAATTTCCCCGCCTGTTGCAAAGCAATACGCACCGTTGCCAAATCAACTGGCTGTGAATCTTTGTAAAGTGAAAGGATAGCCTCATAAATCACTGCATTCTGTGAGTGATAGAATACATTCGTATCCTTGACCAATTCAATAAATTCAGGTACGCCTCGCTTGTCAATCAGCATCCCTCCTAATGCGATTTGCTCAAGCTCTAAATCGCTTGGAATTCTGTTATTTTGCATAATTTCTTCTTCTCTAATAAATTACCTCCATTCCGTTCTCGTCGTAGTAGAACCTCTTAGGGGTCGTTGCAATTGGTGATACTTGTGACGTAGGTGATGTAGGCGCTGTGGTTTCTCTTCTTTTTCCCTCCCACGTTCGTACTGATGCTCTCCAGTCTTTCATCGGCTGACTACCCACCTTCCAACCTTTTGAACTGTAAAAGTCGCAGAACTGTTGCCCTGAAATGCCATTCTTGCGCTCATTGCAATAAGCCTGCACTTCTTCAGGGGTTGGTATGATGAACCGCTTCCGCCCGCCACCGCTTTGTTCTTTTGGAGCTTGAAGGGTCTCTAAGGGAGATTCTGAATTTTCATTTTCCAAATCAGAAATCACGACATCGCTTTTTGTTTCTTTTTTTAAAAAAGAAATATCATTATCATTTACATTATCATTATCATTAAGGGGGCAATTGCTTTTTTTGCTTTTTTCAGAAAGCAATTGCTTTTTTTGCTTTTCGTTGCTTTCCTCTAACTCATTGTTTTTTAATGGTCTTCCTCCTCTTTTTCCTGCCTCACTTCTTTTTTCTGAGATTGATATATACTTTTTCGTATCCCTATCAATCGTTTGTTTTACGAATCCGAATGCTACTTTTGCAAGTGGTTTTAGTTCAATCAAGTTATCGTATATGGCATATTCCGCAATAGCCTGATAAACTTCCAACTGAACCTCACTTGGCAAATCCCGAATAACATTCAACCAATCCGCGTAAAACAAAAATGTTTCTTTTTTCATAAAGGCTTTTTTAAATGAACGTGATAATTACTTCTTATGCTAATTTATCTTGCAAATGGTAGTCTGCTTTGATTAGCAGGAATACCGCTCGTGATTGAGGTCGGAGAACATTCTCCCAATCTTCATCAGCAAATGCATAATGCAGTATCGCCATTGTTACTTTTGTCTGTTCTGATTTTGGGAGGTGACTCATAGCCTCGTACCAACTTCTTTTGAATGTAAATCTTTCTATCATATTTTTATTAATTAATCTTTTTAAAGCCCTCCCCTTGAGCATACCTGCCAAGTACAAGCGAGGGCAAAAATGAATGAGTACTTAGAATAATTCAGGGTTGTCGTGAATGTTTCCTATTACTTTTATTTTATATAGTATATCTTTTAAACCTTCTTTTATTAAGGTGTATATCTTATTATCTAATTCAAGATATTTATCATAATCACCTTCTTTTTTACTATCATAAAGTTTCTTAGACTCTTCTACTAAAGCATAAATGTTGTTTTCGCTGAAAAAATCTAATCCTTCTATATTATAGAATTTCATATCACCATCTGCAAACATAAACATTAAATCATCTAAAGTCTGTTCTTGGAAAGATAAAGGAATTAGCTTTTCTACATAGACACGTTTATATTCTCCATATTTTCTATATTCTTCATATCTCTCATATTTATCAAGGTATTCAAGTCCTTTATATTGAAATTTTATTTTAAAAGCACCTTTATCAAATACTACTACTCCTTTGTATTCATCTTCAATATAAAATCTTCTAATTATTTCACTATCATAATCTCCTCCAGATATAAAATGTCTTTCTTCACCTTCTTCAGCTAAGTAATTGAAATTGATTATATCACCCTCATAGATTTCATTTCCGTTTTTATCATATACACCCGTGAATTGACATACCGTTTCTAAATTAACAACAGAATAATTGTTGTAAGTATCTGATATTCTTGCTTCAGTTTTATTAGGTATCTGCAACAAATCACCATATACCCAACCATTTGCAATAAGTTTTTTACCTCTAAATTTTATTGTTCTCATTACTTTATACTTTTAATTTTTGCCCCCGCTCACGGCTCGAACGTGAGAGCTTGCCTATCGGGGTAGCCAGTTTTTCGGAAATACTAACTAATCTTTAAACTATGAATAAATTGCCTGCCTTTCTCAGTCCAAACCATAGATTGAGAAGTCTTAGGCTCTCCTGTCTTTGTATCAAAATAAGGCGTTATACGCATGTCTGTATATCCTTTATCTTGATAGGTATGAGTAAGAAACCATTGCCCACTTTGGAAGAATTGTATTTTTCTATCTTTTAGTTCCTTATTCAACGCTTGAGCACTCATACCTAAATCCTTTGCTATCTGTGTAGTGGTGAAAGTACTTGTACTCTGTAATACTTCATCTGTATATTTTGCCTTTGGAGTGAGATACTTTATCTCTGTTTCTTGTAATTCTACTTTACTCTCAAGCATTTGTACTTGTTGCTTGCTTGCTTCTAATCGCTTTTGTAGAATATTCATAGCGTTATAAATAGCCTCGTCCTCGTCTGAAATAGTGGTAACGCCTGTTTTTAGAAGTTCCTTTATTCTATCGTTACACCATAGTTTAAAATCAACTGATAGCCATTGAGCGAAGTCTAAAGCAATATCCTCATGTAGCCAAGTGCCTTGTATATCTCCTCCTTGCACAACTTTCACTAAATCAGCCGTTAGGCATTTTAGCCTAACGGAAAGAGCATTGATAAGCTCTTGTGCTGATTGAGTTCTTAGATAGTCTTTTGGCATTTTTCCAAATGCTTTAGCCATTTCGGTTGCATTTACCATTACATCACCATTTCCAAGTTGAAATGTGATATTATTTCCGTTGTAGTTATAAACTTGATTATTCATTGCTTATTTACTTTTTTGCGTTGGTTTTTAGATAGTTAGGAATGATTTTTAGCCTTGCTTAACGAGGGGTGAAACTTGCTTAATAATACCTCCCTTGTAAATTATTCACTTGCCTTTCTATCTCATTGAGAGAATTTAAATCATCAGGGGTTGGCAGGTATATGCCCGCTTCCTTACCGGCATAATCTCTGAAATTATCAATAGCGGTTGTCATTTCTTTTGTGTTTAAATCAGCTGTGCTTCTCCACGCTTCCCTTACCTCTCCAGTTTTATAATTCACATATTCAGTTAGGAATATTTGCGGATTAACTAACTTCTTAAATATCTCTTGCTTCACATATTCGGGGGTCTCTCCATATTCCAATGCAAACCACGAAAAAAGGAGGTGAATGTAATTATTCTGTGAGTAGGTGCGTTTAGGCTTCTTTTCAGTGATTTCAAAGGTCTTTTTCTTCTCAATAAGATACCCTAACCGCTCCTTTGCTCTTTGTATGTCAAACTCGTTACTTGCGTTGAAAATCATATTTTGCTTTGTTACTATCTATCACTATTTTCATCGTAATTTTCAAACTTCCAACCTTGAGACATGAGTAGTTTTATGTTTCGTTTTGATAAATAGTTATCATACTTTCTTGTATTACCATAACTGCAAAATGTTATTTGTTGTAAATAATGCTTTATTTTATCAATTTTTTCAGGAGTGTTAGCCCACTCTTTTCTTCTTTCCTCATCAAGGATTGAATATGTCTCAACATAATGAAAAGCAACTATATTGGAATAATCAAAACATACTTTGTCGAGGAATATTGTGTTTTTGTATTTTTCCTTGTTATATTCAATATATTCTAAACCGACATACACTTGTGAAACATAAGTTCCTTTATTATCAGTATGCAATTGAAAATGTTTGTCGTTTTCAACTATAAATTTCATTAATGTTGTAGTTTTAACACCTAACTCCTTTGCAAGATTACTGACATGAGGTTTTTGGTTAAAAGCAACTTTGTATAACTCAAAGCGCTCTTTTACTTCTCCTAAATATAATTCTTCCATTTTGTCTTTAATTTGAAAACAAGGCAGGACTCGAACCTGCTACTATCCCGATTGATACTTACTTTTTTTATCTTCAGTTACTTTACTAACATAAAATGCGTGTCCTTTTACACTGTCATTTTTTTATTTTAGTATAATAATACACAAAATCACATAGTTTTTTTAATAACTCATTTTTACCTTCTTTTATCACTCCAATCAATTTTTTCTTATAATAATTTTCTCCTTCTAAAGATTTTATTTTTAATACTAATTCATATATATCATCAGAAGAATCCTCTTTTTTTCTTATGAAGAAATCTTCTATAAAATCAAAAGACCTAAACCAATTATAAGCAGTCTCATAATCAGGAAGAGAAATATAATCTTCTTGCTGGTTACTATCATATTCTTCTATATTATTGTATTTTATGTGGCACACTCTATAATAATCAGCAACACCACTTATTTTTGTGTCATTTGTGTTTAAGCATACACACATTCCTTTTTCTCTATAAAAGAATATACAAGGCTCTCTAAAGCCTAACATCTTCATTTTTCTTGCTATATCTAAAGGAACTATTCCTTTTGGGTAATTGATGTTTTCCATAGTTATAATAAAGGTTTTGCAATTTCTAATAGTTCTCTTTGTTCTTCGAGGAATTTATTTCTAACATCGTTTGTTTTAAAGCTCATTATCCTTGCATTACAATGGTGATTTCTACCTACGATTTCACCAACTTCCACTTCAATACTATATTTAGTAGTATTGTCATTCCAATCAGGTTGCCAACCTTCATTGTAATAATCTCTTAAAAGTATCAGTTTCTTAAGAGCTTCTGCACACGTATCTAGATTTGTATAATAATTTCCTTCAGTTAAGAAAACACTATCATTCATTATGTTTGTACCTTCAGTGGATTCTAACCATTCAACAGCTTCCTCATAAGTTCTTGCAGGTGCTTTTTGCTCAAAGCCTTTAAACTCCACTTCATAAGGTTTTGTTGAAAGTGTTTTAGTAGTGCGATCTGACAAACAACCTTCAAAATTATAACAAACTCTTTCTTTTTTACCTTCAAATAACACTATAGGATATTCTTGTCCTTCACTAATGTATATTTCTTCAATTTTTCCTTCTTCATTAGGAAAATTTACTTGGTCATAGACCTTCATTCCTACTTTAAATACTGTTTTCATAAGCATTATTGATATTCTACAATTAATTCTTTTGAATTTCTATAAACAAACTTACCATCTTCGGTTACTTCACTGACATGATACGTAAGCCCTTGTCTATTGTCAGGTTCTTCATCCTCAAGGTAATCAAATGGACTTTCTTCAAAAATATCCATCGCTTCTTCGTAGCTTTCTGCTTCTACAATAGCCGTGTAAGTACTTTCTTCCACGTGCTCGAATTTAATTACGTACTTTTTCATTATTTTTTAATTTTAATCTTCTAATTCACTTATCAAATCCGTGTAATAATCTATCTCGTCTTCGATTTCTTCGAGTTGTTCTCTTAACTCGCTGGTATCTTCCCCATCTCTTTCCCTATATTTTATCTCATCATAGATATACCTTTGGGTTTGCTCTAATTTCTCTTTTATGCTCTTGTAGCTATTTAATTCTGTTTTTCTCATTGTTATTTATTTTTAAGTTACTAAAAAGGTAAATCATCAAAATTTTCGTCTGTTGTTGATTCTTTTCCCGTATCTTTTTTGTCTTCAGGAGAAGATACAGGAACTACAGGAGTTTTTGGCACATAGTTATATTTCACCTCCTCCCAAGCATACGCAGTCAAATTCTGGCTGTGCATCTCTTTATCCTGCCACTCGAAGAATCTACCGTTAATCTGAAAATGAATCTTCACCTCCATTCCCACAACTACAGATGAAAACTTCTCTATATTTCCATTGATTACCTGTAGCTTAATTATATTTTCTCTCTTCTCACCTGTATATTGGTCGTATGTAGAACAATCCAAAAAGAACTCTTGCACCTTGAATTTCTCAGTCCTTGCTACCACATCTCCCTTTGATAATACTTTTCCTCTTATTTCCATAGATTATTCTTTTATAATGATACTGTCCTTTCTATAATTCACTTCAGGAAGTTCTAACAACTCTCCATTCTCATCTACTGGCAAAAGTCCTTTTTCTTTACTGATGAACGCTTGTTTGTATTTCTCCTCTATCTCCTTTAGATTCTCTGAGGCAATTTGCCACTCTTTTATACCCTTGTAGTTAAAAGTCCGACCTCCATTCCTCACCTCGAATCTTGCCCCTCTGTAGCACCCCTCGTTATAACTTATCTGTGATAGAATTTGCTCTTCGTGTTCCTGTTCAAAGGATTTAACAGCCTCTATATACGCCTCACATTCTTTTTTTTGCCCTCTGAAAGCGAGGACGGCTTCCAATATAGGCATCTCGCCGTCCTCTACTTTTTGGCACTTAGCGACAAATTCATCTTGTAGCTGTTGGAATAATTGCTTACTGTACCCCATTTTGTCTGTTATTTAATAATTCTTGTATTTTCGCTTCTACTTCCTTGCTTACCTTGTAGTACTTCTTAACATCATTAATGTTATTTATCTTTCCTTCTCCGATGGCATTAGCTACATTAAGCCATTCTTTAGTCATATTCTTTTCTTTATCTAACACATTAAGCCAATGTAGCTCTTTTGTAGGTGTTTGAGGTGCGGGAGTGCTCGCATTGTTTCCATCATCATCATCAGCCCCGATGCATACCAGAGATTGTAGTCCATAGCGCCTTGCGTATGTAATTCCAGACCCTTGCGCTTGGGCATCGTTCTGCCTTGCATATATTATCTCTGTTAAACTCTCCATAGTCTGCCCGCTTTCATGTAAGAGGAGTGTTTTTACATAGTTCTTACCATCTATTGTTATTAAGGGCTGTAATACTGCTATACCATGTTTATTAAGCGTAGGTATCACTGCTTCACGTACTGCATTAAGGTCTGCGTATTTGTTTTTTAGGAAAGGGTTTGTCGTTCCCTTGACGGCATTTGCCATTTCACTCTGTGCCTTGATAAATGCCTTTGCGATTTCTGTCTGGTTCTCATTCATTTTTATATAATTTTACTTGTTATTTATTCTTCATATTGGCTTAATCTATACCTGAACTCAGCCGCTATATTCTGCCTTGTCACATCTATATAATTGATATAGTCATTAATGGGTACTTCACGAGTTACTTTGCTATCAATAGGAAGTGAAATAAACCCTATCACCCTATCACTATCAGCACCAAAGCCCCATATATACCGCTCGTCTATTCTGTCAATTTGCAAAAGCCAATCGCCTATCTCATAGCATTTGCCTTTCTCTATGGTTGTTCTCATTGTTCTTTGCTTTTAGTGGTTACTTTAAGTGTATCGCCATCATATAGTCCGTAACAACCCTTATTGAACCTTACTTTGACTATATTAAGCCCTTCATTATTGATTATCTCAACAACCACCCCTTCCTTGCCCTTTTGATTTGCAGGGTCTGTTGTTATAAAGGGATTAACTATTACTTTATCGCCTACTTTCATATTATTACCATGTATAAGATGTTGCATAATCGGGGTATAAGTCCTCAGTATCGTAGAACTCGTATTCAGTATTTGCACGCTCTGTGAGGGCTTTTGTCAGTTCTTTTCTCTGAGCATCTGTGAGTTGTACTTCTTCACTATTAACATATACTTCTGTTATAGCTACTTCGTGATTGCTACTATCACGCCCCAAGTAGTCTAAGGTTACCTCATAGATTACCTGACAATACCAATCATCGGGGTATTCTACTTCTGTCATAAATTCATTCTCAATAGTATTGTATCTATCTTCGTGAATATCCAAGTAATCGTTACCTTGGTAGGCAGGGGTTGCACGCTCTTCACTGATTAGTCGCACAAATTCAAAAGGGCTGATTGTTCTCATAGGACTGTTTTTTTTAAAGTTTGGTAAATAAATCTATCTTGACTACTGCGAATCATCGCTGTATAATCAGGATGCTTGATTTTGAAGAAATAATCATTGTATATTACCTTCTCTTCAGGAGTCAATTCGCACCACTTGCGACCCTTGTAGCATAGGTAACCCCCTATACTTTCGAAGTCTGATTTTTTTTCGTATTTTCTCTTGCGAGAGAAAATTTTTTGAAGTATCTTTGCCATCATTTTTTTTTAATAACTTTTAGTTATACTTATGCCTCGCACTCTTGCGGGGCTTTTTTATTTTCTACTTCTGTTTTTCTCATACCCCTTAGCAAATTCCTTTATCTCATTATAGGAGTACTTAGGATGTCCTTTGTCATTTACCCTGAAAAAGCATCCCTCACGCTCCAAACGGGAAACCGTCTGCTTTTCTATATTGAGAAAATCTGCCACTTCCTTTATACTCATTAAGCTATCTTTTGGGCGCTCTTCTTTCACTCTTCTAATTGCCTCTGCATATTGGTCTATATGATCAGGGAGTAACTTAGCTTTATTTTGAAATTCTTTCACCTCCTCAATAGTAAGGTTACTATAAGTACTCATTGCGTATTCTACTCGTGTCATAATTTGTCTGTTAAGTCATTTTGGTTAATTCCAAATTCTTTATATATCGGAACAAGTGTTATATTTAGCAATTTGTTACTACGCCTCTTAGCCAAATCCAATACCGCAGCCTGTTTCACATCAAAAAATAACGCCAATCGCAAACTAAGCTGATTAGTCTTTCTTATAGCATTTGAGGCTTTCTCCGACAGATCGCCTGTTATATTATTCCTATAGTCTTTAGCTGTCTTTTTGACTTTATTCACTTTTTTCATTGCTGTTTTAATTTTTATCCTTATATTTGCACCTATAAAAAACAAAGTTATTTTATATCCTTGTTTTGACACTGCAAAGATATAACTATTTTAGTTATAAAACAAATATTTTTATAACTGTTTTAGTTATATTGTTGTTAAAATTTGTATTGTATTGTTTTTCAGTTTCTTATACGTAAATTTATCACTTGAAATATATTTTTATGAAGCATTTTTTAATCATTTTATCTCTATTTACACTCTTATCTTGTACAAAAGATAGTGGTAAAAATAGCAAAGAGGGAGATGCTTGTGGGTTCTATAATGGAAAAAAGTTATATAGAGGAGAACGTAACGGATGTTATTACCTGCAAGAAGATGGGCAAAAAACTTATGTTGATAGAAGTCATTGCTCTTGTCTAAATAATTAAATAAACAATACTTTTTATACTCACAACACAACTATATAACTAAAATGAAGAATAATTTAGATAACCAAAATAGTTATTTTAATAAGTATATTAAGGATGCTTTTTTACAGCTTGGGAAAAAGCAATCTGAGGTAATAGCAGATTTACAAGTATCTCAGCCTTATGTATCTGCACTTATGAATGGGAGAAAACCTGTAGGAAAGGAAATGGCAGGTAAGCTGAATAGTCTATATGGTTTTGATATAGCTAAAGTAATGTCTATAGCCTCTCCTTTGACCCCCAACCAGCAAAAAACCATACTCAAAAAGCTAAAAAAGCTCTTTATATCACTAAGAAATAGAATCACGCCTGAGCAACAGCAGGCATTCAAGGAATATGAAGCACTACTATCACAAGGAGAGACTGTAGTAACACAAGAACTCATTGAGGAGATAGCCACCACCTTCCCTGACATCAACAAGGAATGGATTACTGACAACAAAGGTACTATGTTCCTATCCGACAACACCCTTATCAATGGAAAAGACTTAAGTCATTCCATTAGTAAGCTCAAGTCGAAAAATGGCACTGAGGAAGTATCCCCTGTAGCTGAGCAAAATTATATGATGGTTGAATATGTAGATTTATCCGCATCAGCAGGTATGTTAGGAGGCGACTTCTCCGCTGACGTAATCGATAAGTTACCTGATACACACAAAAGGTTAGTTCCTCGTGAATACCGTGAGGGATCATACCTTGTAGTACGTGTCAATGGAGATAGTATGGATGATGGCACCAAGCGCTCCCTCTCTGATAGCGATGAGATACTCGTACGACTCTGGACAGATGGAATGAATACTCTACCTATTCATAACAAACTCTTTGTTCTCACAACACACAGCGGATGCATTGTTAAGCAAATTACAAAGATAGACCATAACAAAAAGGTAATCACTTGTCATTCATTCAATCCATTATATCCGGACCAAGTTGTGGATTTTAATGAGCTCATTCAAATCTTTACCGTTGAAAAAATCGTTAATTCTAAAATCAGATTTTAAAAAATAAATTCCCAATGAAAAAAGTATTATCAATAATATCATTAGCTATAATCATCATTTCCTGTTCTAAAGATGATAATAATAAAGGAAAATACAGATACGAAAGAAAATTCAAAGATGTATTCTGCCGTGATTACACATTCATTGATACCACTAATAATACCTCTGTTACAAAAAAAATATATCGAGACGCATATTCTGGACAATGCTACTTCTTAGACACAATCAACTTTAATGTAAGAAGAGAATTTGTTGAGAATTACCTATGCACTTGTCAGGAAAATAACTAGAAGTAACTACAAAGTAACTAAAATAGAACACGGATATACTCCGTGTTTTTTTATTAATAAAACTTTAACTAAATCCCAATTAAAAAGCATTCTGAAAAGTTTGTATAATACAAACTTTTATTGTACCTTTGCACTGTAAAACAAAGTATAACAATAAAAAGTTAAAAAAAATGAGAACATTTAGTGTAAAAAATGATGCTATCAATCAGAAATGGGTCAGCAAAAACTTAGACTCAAGAGATTATGAGATTAAAGGTGATGAAATAGTAATTACTTACTTCAACGAGAGTCAAAAAAAAGACATTCTACAAGCTATATCTGAAAAGACTTATGATGTGGTCTTTAATGATGATACAGATAGCAATAGTAAGGGCTTCGAAAGCACCTTTGATTATTGTAAGAATTACATACTGGTATTCAATGGGAGTAATCACAGCTACTTCGCAGACTACAAAGGAGGCATTGTGCAGATAGTATGTAACGAGACCGAAGAAGTGGTATATGAAGAGGAAGTAAGATAGTTTAACTAACCAAAAAAGTCCCTAATATTAGGGACTTTTTTACTCAAAACAACTTCATCCGCCAAGCAATAAAGAGAATAAGGCTAATTATAATAATCCAAGTAATAGACCACCAATGAGTACCCTCTACTTGCTTCTCCTCTTGTTTTTTATGGCTTATTTCGAGTGTTTTTTCCTCTTTTTTCTTAATTATCTTATTATCTATATAAAGAGTACTATCAACCTGCCGTAGGCTCTTAGAAAGGTTATCTATTGTTCTAAGTGTTACCTTTCCGCCCTGTACCCTTATAGTCTCACTATCTCCATCCCTAATGCGGTAATATACCAATTCTTTGGCGTTACCTACGCTATCCTTATCACTTTCAAGCGTGATTTCATAGGATTGCGATTGCCGAAGGTCAAAAGTAGCGACCTTTTGGAACTTTTCTACTCGTGTAGTGCTGTCTTTTAGCTCCTTTCTTTCGCTCTTTTGCTCTTCTCTGTGCTCGGTTCGGCTTGATTTTTTGCTCCGACAACCACTGAGCACCCCAAGGGCTAAAAGTATATATACTATCTTTTTCATCGCTATTTTCACTAATCCCTAACACCTAACCCCTCTATCGTCCTAATCACCTCCTTCAGCCGCTGTGCGTACGTCGGCTCCGTAGCATACCCCGCCTTGGCTACTTCCTCGGCAAACTTGTACGGGTCACTCTTCACCAGCAATGCCTTAGCATAGCGCTTGTTGTTCAGGAACAGGTTGGCATGGTCTGTAAAACTCTCCTCTGGGCTGTCATACTTGCGGAACCAGTCCTTCACGGTGTACTTATACTTGCCGTCAGGGCGCTTTTCTATACTGATAATAACCGGGAATTTAGCCTTGTCCGTGGAGAGGATCTCCGTGGTTCGTACCAATTGCCGCTTTTCAGAGGGCGTACTTACAGTGGCTTTTACGCCAAACATCATATTCCCTGGCGCACTCTTCCCCCAACCTGTCTCAAGAGCTGATTGAGCCAATATAAATAGCGCCGATATACCCGTCTTACGCTCCGTCTCCAACGCATAGGGTAAGTGTTTTGTGATAAATTCTTTTGGTGTCATAATTTATTTAGCTTAATACTATTGTTAACTCTTTTCCAAAAAGGCTTTGAAAGGTAATGCTTTCACTATTATCTTCATATATCATACCTTTTTCATGGTCTCCTCCATTTGTATAGAATGAAATTATTGTTTTTTCAACCTCAATTCCGCTCATAGCTCCCCTTCTTTTTACTTTTCTACCATTGATGTATAGATCTCCAAAACTTTGAGAAGCAATATATGACCTTCTATTAAAAAAAATATGAAAATTAACAGTTGTTAATTTACGAGTTTCTCTAAAACTACTCTTAATATAAGTCTTACAGACAATATCATTACCTTCTCTAATGACTTCAAAGCTCTTACTATATGTCTCAACCCATTCTATTCCTGATGGATTGATTACGCCAAAAGTAATTCTAGATTTATAATCACCCCTTATAGGCATATATCTCTCAATATTTCTCCCTTTTGGTGTGGTGAAATAATCTTTTACTCTCACTTTACAAAAAGGAATTTCTTTCCCTTTATCTCCCCAATCAAAATATTGTATTGCATTCATATTATATGTTCCTAATATCTATATAGCACTTGTTATTCCATATACTCACTACGGCTGTTGAGCCATCACCCCCGTTGAAGGCATTATCCCCCGTGTAGATGATTTGCTTACCTGTACAAGTGAAGGTTACTTGCCCTCCTGCGAATACTTTACGGAAAGACACACAGTCCAAATTCTCCAATCCCGATAGATCCACGGAATTACTAACTGTCAAAAAGATAGTAGTATTGCTCTGCGTATGGGTTAGTGCGATACTGGAATTTGTTACAATGTTGTTGGCAATAAAGTCTTCAGGAGCAGGTGTCCAATCTGTTGCAAAATTTCCTTTTTCAAGTTTAACATTTCTTGTCCATAATTTCGAGTTTACATTACCTGTATCACTCCCATTGTTATCAATACGTATATATCCTTCCGTACTCAAGTTAGCTTTAGTAGTAAATGTAAATGCTTCTTTTTCCCATTTGCCATTGGTATTTGGTACTCTTTTATAATAACTTTGCGACAAATTATTCGCTATAAAGAAAAATTCAACATCCCTTAAATCTTCACTTTTGTATTCTAAAGACAACGTATATTGAGTGTTAGGCTCTAATTGACCACCTACTATCTGATAGATAATATAATCTTCTACCGAACCTCTATACTCTTTATAACGTTCTTCCTTACTTTTTAAAATATAATTCCTTCCCCCTATTTGTATATTATTGATAGCATCTTCTATATTTTGTGTTGTTGCAAGGTTATTGGGTTTTCTTAAAATATCATCCCAGTTATGTTGGTGTGCTCTGTGTGCATAATCTGGGTGTGTATGATTTTTTGGGGCGTAAACCTCGTCGTGGTTGTGGTCTTTATCAGCTTTTTTTGCTAATGCATCTTCTAAACCCGCTATATTACTAATCCCTAATGTACTGAGTATATGCTTATTTTGCTTGATATATGCCACAATCTCTCGAAGTTCATCTAATTCTGTATCAGGACTTTGTAGAATACGTGTAAGGTTGTCTATCAAGTCCTTCAAGTCTTGAGCTGTGCCAGAAAAGTTCCCCCGCGGTAACAATACAGAGACATCTACCTGCTGTAGCCCCTCCAGCTTCCTGCGCAATTCATTCGTAAAGTCATTCGAGGAGAGTATCTTCCCTGACACCTTATCGACCTTTCTATCTATAGCATTTGCCAAGTCATTCGCTGTACCCTCATAATTCCCCTTGTCTAACTTTCCATTGAATAACGTAAGAAACTGTTCTAATTTACCCTTCAAAAGTCGCAATACAGCCCCAACTCGTTCCTTTGTATTGCCTCCTGTTCTAGTCTCTCCTTCTATCTGTTGAATAATATTCTCTATTGCTCTCATTCTTTGTTACTTTTCTTCTATCTCTTTCTTCTATTTACATCCTCTGCAAATCGTATTGTTACACTCATTCCATACCTTCCCGTTACCGACTCATACGCATCATTCCCCTCTACTACCTCTACCTCTCTCCATTGGCTACTAGCGAAGAATGTATCGCTATCTTCCCAATCACTATCCTTACGTTCTCCGATATATAGATACACTTCATCACTCACTAGCAAATCCTTATATTCCTCTATCTCATCATTCAGTATAGGAACACTCTCCTTCAACTTCCACTCCCTAATACTCGTCATCCCTACCATCTTACGTTCTCTCCATTCATACACATTTCTATCCCACCCCCCCAAACTCTTCCTCTTAACCTCTTCCACATATTTTTTCGAAAACAATCCATAACCCCAATTCCCATAACGCGTACGCCACCGCAAGAATACGCCACATCTATCTATCTCTCGTGTTACCTCACCCCTTGGATAAAATGTAATATCTCCTACCGTAATACTCCTTGTTCCCCTCAATATATTCACTCCCTTGAAGACACCATTCTCAGAATATAAGTATGTATCTATCTGTGGATACCCCTTATAATATACCTTTCCCTCTCCTCCCAATCTCTTCCCTATTCTTAACTCATAAGAACTACACGTAGCATCTACTACTACTAAATCGACTCTCTCCGATTCCAAGACCTTTCTCGTACGCCTATCAAGCATCTTCACACACGAAAAAGAAAGATTAACATTAATAATCGGAACGTGACCCAAAAGTATCTGCCTCCCCTTGTATTTTTTCGCAAAAAAAACCTTGAATATCTCGCTCAAGTCTATCTCCACCTCTCTCCTATGTACTGTATAACGTACCCAATGTGTCTCCCCATCATAACTCGCACTTATATCCAAGTATGTATCCCTGAAGTCATCTACATCGCTATCAAATCGATAATCTACTACATACGTCAGCGTGTAACCCAAGTGCGCACTTGTATAATCCCCTGTCTGTCTAACAATCTGTCCCATCTTATGCTACCATTGCTCTTATAATATCTATTATCTCACTCTCGAACCTAACGATACAGCCCTCTCCTACTCTATCCATAATTCGCTGGATGCGATCCTCTGTAATTACCGCATCTACAAACGCCGGAACTCCTCCGTCCTGATACCGTCTTGTTCCTTCCCTCCCTATCTTCCTTGCTATGAGATAGGCTAATGTTGATACCTTCATCTTCTCCTCCACCGGTCTTAACCCCTTCGCC